ATAGCAGGAGTTGCCATAGTATCTGCAAACCATGCTAATACTTTTTTACGATCCATGTTGCTCCCTGATCCGTGAGCAATTGGAAAATAAAATTTTCTACCTACAACAGCTACAGCGATACCTACAACTTCACCATTACCTATAACGGAACCAGATCCCATTGTTTTTAAATCTGGATCTCTTGTTTCTAAATCAACTGCAATCTCATCATAAGATCTTAAATCAGGAAACTCTTCTGGTTCTATCCATTCTGTTTGTGCTGTGAACATTGGTACTTTCATATCTTCTCCACTAATATATTTTCTCCTGAAGAAGGCATACCTTCTGGATTTATTTGTTTAAATATTTCTTGTTGTTCTTTGTATGCAAGATACTTTAGATAGTCTGGTAGATAAGCATCATCAATTAATAATCTTCCTCCAGGTTTTAAATTTTTTTCTGACCAATCAATATCAAAATAAAAATCTGCAATACCATGTCCACCATCTACATGAATGAAATCAAAATCAACACTAGATTTTTTATTCTTTAATATCTGTTGGCTACTACCTTTATAAAAATAAAATCTATCTTTATAAATATTACTTAAATGTTGTGCACATTTTTCTACATATGGATTGGTACAGATATCGATGGTAACTAATTTTAAATTAGGATTTGTGGCAAGCATTATAGCAGAACTATGACCAGCATTAAAGCCTATTTCTAAAGCAATCTTTGAATTCTTAATTGCTTTTCTTAAATATTCTCTTTTCCATGATCTTTCTTTTATTGGAACAGAATCTTTATTAATAACAGTTTGATGTATAAAACAATAGTTACCTTCTACAGGTCCATTGACTATTTCATTAAGCTCCGATATAATTTTTAGTTCATTTTCACCGTGACTTTCATCACAAGTTGGAATATCTTTTGGATAATAATCAAAGTAATTTGTATGAGTAGCCACTATATTTTATCCTTTAATGAATCTAAATATTCTTGATCCTCTTTATCTAATTCTTCTTGTTTCTTTTTACCAAAAATTTCTTCCCAACGTTGTTTATAAACATCATTAGTTGGTCTTGATCTACCGTCGTATTTTCTACCTTTTTCTTTTGCCATCTGTATCTTTCATCTTTTTAATTTCTAATTCACAGTAATGAATTATTTTTTCTAAATCTTGTATGCCATTTTTATTTTTATAACGACATACATATTTAATAACATTTCCTTGAAAGAAACTCAAGTCGTTCTTAGAAATAAACTCATATGGTTGAATGTGAAAGTCTTTGTAGTGACTCCCACCTATCTGCTTATCTTGTGGAAATAATTTTTCCATGTCATCTTTATGTGTCATATTTTTCTCCTTTGTTTTGTGGCAGTTGTTGATTTAACGGGTCTAAAAAATATCTGGGAGTCGAAGGCCCCGAACCAACTATGCCCGTTAAGGCCTGAAGCTGCCACTCTCCAGGAGACAACATACCCTTCTATCCCGTTCTGTTTAAAACTACAAAGAGTAACCATAACGTTCCTTCTTTGGTTTTAATAAGTATAGGCTTTCCTTAGCTCTAGTTGAGCCAACATACCAAACTCTATGTTCTTCATCTGCTTTATCAATATTATTTTCTACAGATTGCCTAATTTTTCTAGCGTTATCTAAAACTAAAATAACATTCTCACACTCACCACCTTTTGCTGCATGAATAGTTGATACTTCTATTCTTGGTGGTTGTGATAATTTATCACCATTAGATAACATTGTTCTTATATAAAAACATTCTTCTTGGTCAGCTCTTGTAAATAAATTGTACCAAAGAGCATCTTTACCATAACCAAAATCATCCATGCTATAATATGTTTTGGAGTCTTTAATTTTAAAAAATGGATTGTCTGGTAAAAACTCATGTAATTCTTTTGCATCAGCTAAAGTAATTGTATTACCTTTACACAGTTCACTAAAATTTAATATCGCTTTATAGAGTCTTGTATTGTAACTCTTACCATATCTATCTTTAAAATATAAATTATTGGATCTTAATTGTTTTGATATTTCATCAGACCTATAAGTTGTTCTAGTTAGTATTAACCAATTATCTTTTGTTAAATCAATGTGTTCAATATTGTAAATAAATTCTACGTTTCCTGGTGATCCTTTTTTTGCAAAGTATTGTTTTTCTTTTCTTGTTTGTATTCTACTTACAATAACATTAGATAATTCTTGTATGTTTTTTGGTACACGATTTGAATAAGGTAATACTACTTCTTCTGCAGGCTCATTTAAAAATCTTTTAACATCCGCTCCAGCCCAGGCAAAGATTGCTTGATCATCATCGCCAGCTAAGTAAATATCTTTTGATTTTTCTTTTAATACATCATACATCATCCATTGTATTGGAGATAAATCTTGAGCTTCGTCTATAAATACTACATCAAACTCTTTACATTTTTCTTTTTCATTTACGAACTTTGTAATCATGTCATTAAAATCATAAAGGTTATCACCTTTAAAATGATTATAGTTTAAATAAATATGTCCTAAAGTTTCATAATCAATTTCATTACTCCATTCATTAGTATTAAATTCTTCTTCAGGAGAAATGTTTTTTACTTTTGCTTTATTGATAAGTTTAAAATACTCACTATTAAAATTTAAATAACCAGACTCATCTCCAGTGTCCGTCACTCTTAAATTTAATTCTTTACCTATTTGTTCGTAATGAACTGGTTGTAATACAGACTCTTCGCTCATACCCAATGTATGAAAAGCAAAAGAATGTAGAGTTTGAAAATGTCTTAAATCTTTTTTATCTAGCTCAGGATTTCTCTCTAACATTCTATCTCTAGCTTCATTAGCTGCTTTTCTAGTAAAAGCAAAATAACCTATTCTGCTTAGGTCAGTTCCTTTTTTAATGTATTCATCAACTAAATTTAATAATGTAGTTGTTTTACCTGTACCTGGAGGACCAAATATTTTTTTAATCATTAGAATATTTGCTCCTTAGATTTAGTTTTTACTATCTCAGGTTTAGGTTGTTCGTCTGATAATAATTCTGGAAACTTATCTAATGATACTACCGTTACATTAATTGGATTATAAGAATTAGTATCCCCATCTTTTTTTGGAAATCTTTTACTTACACCAAACTTTGCATCAAATAATTTTGTCATTTGTTCTGCAGTTATTTTTCTATCCATCTTCCATTCTTTATTTTTTAAAGAATCAAAGAAACTGGAATAAACAAAATATGCATGACTATCTTCTATCAATACAGCACCTGTTTTAAATGCTGCATAAGTTCCAGCTTTAGGTCCATGTAAATATTTAGATAGATACTCTTCTAATAACTCTTCATCTGAAGTACCTTTAGGTGGTGGTGTTGTTAATTTAGGTGGGAATAAGTTATCGAGTATATCTTGAAATTCATTTTGTTTTATTTTTGGTGGAATCATATCTGCTGCTGCACCAATGATTGCTCTTATATTATCTAATTCTATTATTTGTTTTATATTTTTTGCTCTAACTTCTTTTGTAGTTTGACCATCTGATAAAGTTACATTGAATGTATATTGTGGTTCTGCATAAGTTATTTTTTGTAATCCTGATAATGCTGGAAAGACTCTTTTCTTATCTGATAAATATCCATAAGTTCTCTTACGACATTCTGCTTTCATACATACTGGTTGTATTGGATCTTCATTACAAGTATGTCCTTTAGTTTCTCTAGCCCAAGATTTTAATTTTTGTTTTGTTTTAGTTTCTGTCCAATCAATTACACCATTTGCTCCAGGTTGAAAGTATTTTCCTGGTGCTGCAATAACCATTTTTTCCCAATCATCTGGGTATTTCTTTTTAGCCATCACCATGTAGTTATATAAAAATCGATCTCTACCATCTGTTAATTTATTTTTAGTTAATATTTGTAAACATGGTGGACCATCATTAAATTCTTCGCCACCACCATTTAATAAAGACCTGGTGTGTTCTAATGTAAACTCTTCTAATTCATCTGCAGTATAAGTATTTGCTTCTATAACTTCTATAAATTGATCGAAAGTAAATGTTGTACCATCTAAATTAAATCCAACTCTTTCTGTTTTATTATAATAAGGTAAATTAATATACTGACCCATGTTCCATTTACCTTCTGAGTCTTGACCTAGTTCAGTTTGTTTAGGATATATTTCAATGTTAGTTGGAAGTTTTAATGTAAATAATAATCCTTCTAAAAAATTTCTTATTGCAACAGCTCTTATTGGTTCTTTAACAAATAAATATAAATGAAGTCCACCTGATTTAGATTTAACTGGAACGATTGGTAATTTATGTTCAGCTATAATATCTAAATATTTTTTATATGGAAAGTTAGAATAACTATGTTGTTTATCATCTATGTCTATAGCACCAAATTTTGCCATACCTTTATCATCACAAGGTTGAATACCTATAGATTGTTTACCATTTAAATGATCTAAATAATCTTGTTCTGTAATTGGTGAATGAGCCCAACCATATACTGGTTTAGCTTTTCCTGTACTAGGATCTATTTGTAGTCTACTTAAATCAGCAGTACCAAAATCTCTTGGTAATCCTGTAAAGATTTCTATAAATTTTCTTTCTTTTTTATCCATAAACCGTCTCTAGTTTATGTGGGCGATTGCTCGCCCACGATATATTGATTGTATTAAAAGTGAGAAGCTTCTGATTTAGTACCTTCAGTACTTTCACCATGCTTAACTTTGACATCACCTTTAGATATACTTTCAGAGAAAGATTTAGCTTGTTGGTATAATGCAGCATCCTGCACTGGACCAATTTTACTAACTTCCCATCCAAACCAAGTACCTTTGTCATTAGACATTTGAGTAGATCTTAGTTTGTATGTATGGCTAAAAGAAGCTGGAGTAAACATTCCATTTTTTCCTTTCATCTTTATACTTGCCATCATACTATTCCATTTTCTACTAATCTTTAATTGTGTTGATTTCATGGCAATTAAAGCAGTTGAAGGTGATTTGCTATTTACTATAACAAAATGACTTGCAGTCTTATCGATATAATTACCATTAGGTAATCTATCTTTATAAGAAGCATCTCTTTTTGTTTGAGTTAGTATATCACTAGACGATGAGTGAATTGCTACTGGAGCACCAGAACCTTCGCCTCTATCTTGCCATTCAATGTATTCTAACTTGTAATGACAAGGAATAACTTCGATTCCTTCTTCTCCATCAAACAATTCTCCAGTTACAGAATTGTAAATCATTCCAGGTTCAGCACCTTGAACATATTTACCATCTCTTTTGTTAACCTCTGGAGATAATTGTCCTAGTATTTTTAAGAATGGTAATGCTAAATCTTCATGAGTTAGATTATCCACTCCTTGGTTTGCATCAGCTTCAAATAAATTTACAGCTAACGCACCTGCATTAACTTTTTCAGTTACTGCATTATTGGTCCTTGGTTCTTGTTTCTTTATTGCTTGTTCTTGTGACATATTTTTTTCTCCTTTATGCACGAGTTATTTTAGTTCGGTTTCCTGCGAACACATTAAATAGATCAGAGGGCATATCGAGACCCTTTTCGACACGCTCTCTGACCAGAGCCTTAAGTGTCATAGGTTCAACCTTTAACTTCTGGGTCGGTTGATACCCTTGACCTTGCGCAAGGACAGCATAATCTGCCGCCTTGTTATCTTCGTTACGACCAAAGGAAACGGTAACCTCATTTTTAATAAGATCACCCAGGCCATTTTCACGAAGC